TACAACTTAGGAGACACGGCATCAAATGTCATTACTACCAAAACCACCAGCAAAAGTCAACTATCTCAACAATCGAGATATCTTAAAAGAGATTCACCTTAGTAAAAATGCATATTGTAGCTACCTAGATCCTGTTACCGATCACCAATACGATATTATTTTACCCAATGTCAGCAAGATCAATCAAAAAACTATTGCCGAAGCACGGCGCAATCGTGCGGCAAGGCAAACTAAAGAGTCAGGTGTCGAAGTCAATGAAAAGAAAATTCCCAATACAGACTTAGTGTTCAGGATCATGACATGGGAACATATCCCCATGGCACCAAAAAAAGTTCCTAAAACAGCAGTCAAAAAGAAAAAGATACAAGAAATTCTTGTGTTTGACGAACCAGTGGAAGAAGAAGATCCTTTAGCAGGGCTTGTGGATGAGCCTATGCTAGATCCGGTTCATGTTCGAGTAAACTTTCCTCCGTTTTGGCACTATCGTGTTACAGATCACAAGGTACCGTACCTTGTAGGCAAAAGCCACTGGAAAGGTGACTTGCAAACTGGAGAATACAGTCGTGACCATGGACAGATGACTCGCAAGCTGGCCATGATGTTTATGAAATTATGTGAGAGATATGCTACAAGGAGCAACTGGCGTGGATACACCTACAACGAAGAAATGCGAGGACAAGCCTTGCTACAACTCAGTCAAATCGGACTCCAGTTCGATGAATCAAAATCGCAGAACCCTTTTGCGTATTATACTGCCGCTATCACTAATAGCTTTACTCGTATCTTGAACATCGAGAAGAAGAATCAAAACATCCGTGACGACATTTTAGAAATGAACGGATTGAACCCAAGCTGGACTCGCCAGAATGCTGGAAAAAACATGGCTGCATTGTCCGGACCGGTTGTGTCTAGCCTAGATGATGCTGTACAATCAACAGATGAGCAATCTATTTAAAAAAGCCGCAGTTTTTACTGACATCCATTTTGGTCTCAAATCAAACAGTCAATTGCACAACGATGACTGTTTGAATTTTGTTAAATGGGCCACTGCCAAGGCTCTAGAAGAGGGGTGCGAGACTTGTTTATTCTTAGGTGATTGGCACAATACTCGTGCCAACATCAACATTGTCACGCTGAATTACAGCCTTCGAGCTCTAGAGCATATGAATGCCAACTTTGAACGTGTTTACTTTATTCCTGGTAATCATGATTTGTATTATCGTGACAAACGTGATATACAAAGTGTAGAGTGGGCAAAACACTTACCAAACGTGCAAATATGTAACGACTGGTTCAGTGACGGTGATGTAGTCATTGCTCCTTGGCTTTGTGGAGATGATCACAAGCGTATACCCAAGCTAAAAGGCAAATACATGTTTGGGCACTTTGAACTGCCCGGCTATTTGATGAATGCCATGGTAGAGATGCCAGACCATGGCGAGGTTCGCAGAGAAGACTTCAACAATTTTGAACATGTGTTTACCGGCCACTTTCATAAACGTCAAACCAAAAAGAATATTACCTATATTGGCAACTGTTTCCCGCACAATTACGCAGATGCTGGAGATAGTGATCGTGGCGTTATGATTTTAGAGTGGGGCCAAGAACCTGAATTTCATGCTTGGCCTGCACAACCCATGTACAATGTATGGGATCTGAGTACCATGATTGATCGTGGTAGTGAATTACTCAAACCCAACATGAATGTACGGGTACAGTTAGACATTGAGATCAGTTACGAAGAAGCCAACTTCATTAAAGAAACATTTATACAACAATACAAGCTTCGTGAAATGGCTTTGATGCCTAACAAACGCAGTTCCTTGGAAGAAGATCTAGCGCCAGGTGAAGTCACGTTTGAATCTGTTGATCAAATTGTAACTGATCAAATCACCAAGATTGATAGCAAAATGTACGATCCAAAACTACTGTTACAAATATATCAGAGTTTATGATTTACTGTGTGTGGTATCCGTCTGGCGGGTTTGGACACTTTATTAATGCTGTATTAACATTACACGGCAAGGGGTTTGTTAGGCCAAAAAATCATTTATTGTTTTCTAATAATGGAAATAGTCACAATCTTGATTTAGTAGTTCCTAAATATTTGCACGATTGCTGGCCCGGCGGGATTGAATTTATCAACAACAAAAACTATTGTGTGTTGATTGACAACGGGATTGACAACAACTCAGAGAAGTTTAAACTTACTTTCCCTAATTCAACCCTGGTCAAGATATGTTATTCTGATCGTAGTTGGCCAATAGTTGCTCGCACCATGATTGAAAAAGCCATGGGTAGCAGTATCGAACAGCAACTGCCAGTTGATAACTGGGACACAAAAGACCCTTGGGCACAGCGTGAAAAATATTTTTTATTTTTACGCGATCACGATCTTAGACGTGCATGGAAATCAGATGAGGATAACGCATTGTATATAGAAGAGCTATACGACGACTATGACGAGTTTTATAGTATAGTAAATTCTGTTGCAAAAATAGATCATTGCCACGACTTATGGTTTGATTGGCGCAAGTCAAACTCCAGATACTTTGATCCAGTAAGAATTGCTGATCGAGTTGCATCTGAAGTGCTAACACACAAGTCCGAGAACTTGTCTTATATCACAGACATATGGACTCAAGCTGTTGTGTATTATTATATTTGGATACGGTTCGGTGTTGAGGTTCCTCACAACGACTTTGCTGATTTTTTTACCAACACTGATCAAATACGAGAGTTAATAAAGTGAACTTGTTGACGTTGGCAGACGGATTTGGCGATAGTGTTGCGGTACCCAACTGGTATCCTAACTACTTCAAGTGGCCCAGGATCATTGAAATGATGACTTGCAATCTCACAGTCCGTGACTTGTCTAGGTACGGTGCCGGTAATGAGTACCTGGTTAATGTGCTGAAACAATATATCTCATCATCAGATGCAGTGTTACTACAATGGACTGTGCCCAACCGATTGGATCTAGTGCTAGATGAATCCAACCAAGCATGGCACGAAGATATATCAAGTGATCCGGTGTACCATGACAATGTTGTAAAATTAAACAATCATGATTTTTGGTTGTCAAGTGGATCAAAAGTTGCCAAAGTACAAGACTATCATAGAACATACATCTCGATGTCTCAACACCAATTAAGGTCGCAATTGTTTATTGACTATGCTAAACTGTTGATTAACCAACATCAAGTCAAATATCAATTTATGCTAACATGGGACAGTTTGTATCTGGAAGATAATGTTGCAAGTGATATTAACTGGAGTTGGCACATGCCGTTCAAAGGAATGCATGATTTTAGACATCACAGCAAATTTAGCGAGTTAGACGTAGGACTCACACAACCTATCCCGTTGATACATTATGATTTTATCAAACAATTCATTATGCCATATTTAAATTTACCGTGGCGATCGGATCGCGAACTTGCTACCGTAGAGTCTATGCTGTACAAGCATTATCAAGAATCAATACCAAATAAACCTGCATGATACATATCCGAGACTTAACTGTTAAAAACTTCATGAGTGTGGGTAATGCCACACAAGCCATCAATTTTGATCGTCGAGACTTAACCTTGGTACTAGGAGAAAATCTTGATCTTGGTGGCGACGGATCACGCAATGGTACTGGCAAGACCACAATTATCAATGCGTTAAGTTATGCCTTATACGGTCAAGCCTTGACCAATATTAAAAAAGACAATCTCATAAACAAAACCAACGGCAAAAACATGTTGGTAAGTCTAGAGTTTGCTGTTAACGGACGAGAGTTTCGTGTAGAACGTGGCCGTAAACCCAATGTGCTTAAATTTTATGTCAACAGTGAAGAGCAAACAGCCACTGATGATGCACAAGGTGACAGTCGAGAAACACAAGATGCGATTGAGCGAACCTTGGGCATGACACACGACATGTTCAGACACGTACTGGCGTTGAACACGTATACTGAACCATTTTTGAGCCTTAAATCAAATGACCAACGTGTGATTATTGAGCAGTTGTTGGGAATCACCTTGCTTAGTGAACGTGCTGATCGAATCAAAGAGATCAACAGGCTTACCAAAGATAGCATTGCACAAGAAGAAATGCGTATACGAGCAGTACAAGAGGCCAACAAACGCATTGAGGAACAAATTGAAAGTTTGCGCAAGCGACAAACTATGTGGCTTAAAAAGCAAAGTGATGATTGTGATCAGTTAAAGTCAGCTATCAGTAGTCTAGAGCACATTGATATTGATTCTGAAATACAGTCACACCGAAATCTAGAAGCATTCCATGCCAAGAAAAAATCAATTGATGATGCTAACAAGTGGATTCGGCAAATTGCTGCCGATAATGGCAAGCTAAACAAAACACTCGAGCAGTTGAAAAAAGATCTAGAGCAAATGGCTGATCACAAGTGTTTTGCATGCGGAACTGAAATTCACGATGATAGTCTTGATGCAGTAAAAGACGAACGGCAAAAAACTCTACAAGAAACTGCATTACAACTTTTGTCTAACGACACACAAAGATCTGAACACGACGCAGTACTAGTCGAGTTGGGTGCGTTGGGAATTGCGCCCACTGTGTTTTATGACAGTTTAGAAGATGCATTGAATCATCGCAATAGTCTAGAAACCTTACGTAGAGATCTTGCAACTCGAGAAGTTGAGACTGATCACTATAGTGAACAAATCGTAGACATGCAAGGACAAGCGTTGCAAGTGGTCAGTTACGATGCATTAAATGACCTAACACGCATACAAGAGCATCAAGATTTCTTGTTAAAGTTACTGACCAACAAAGATAGTTTTATTCGCAAGAAAATCATTGAACAAAATTTAAGTTATCTCAACAACAGGCTCACACATTATTTGGATCGCATTGGATTACCACACCAGGTGATATTTCAAAACGACTTGTCAGTTGAAATCAGTGAACTGGGGCGTGATTTAGATTTTGATAACCTATCACGTGGTGAGCGCAATCGACTAATATTGAGTATGTCATGGGCATTCCGTGATGTGTGGGAAAGTTTATATTATCCTATTAATGTGCTGTTTATTGATGAGTTGGTAGATTCAGGCATGGATGCATCTGGAGTTGAGAACAGTTTGGCATTGCTGAAGAAAATGAGTCGCGAACGACACAAATCTATTTGGCTTGTGAGTCACCGAGACGAACTTGCTGGACGAGTTGAAAATATTTTACGTGTGGTCAAAGAAAACGGCTTCACAAGTTATAATACTGATGTAGACCTAGCATGATCAAGTGGGACCACTGGCACATTGAATTATCGAGCATCTGCACTCTAAGGTGTCCTAGGTGTCCACGTGCCGAAGTTCCTGAAAGTTTACTTAATCGACAACTATCCCTGGTGTTTTTTAGAAAACAACTGGGCGCCGATACTGTCAAACAAATACGCAAAATTACCTTTTGCGGCAACGACGGTGATCCCATATACTGTCGAGAATTTTTAGAAATTTGTCGATGGCTCAAACAAACAAACCCAAGCATAGAACTTGTGATTATAACAAACGGCAGCTATAAAACATCACAATGGTGGACTGAGTTAGCTGGTATACTGAATCACCGAGACGAAGTGCACTGGAGTCTAGATGGGTGGGATCAAGCCAGCAATGAAAAATATCGTGTTAATTCCAGCTGGCAATCAATACAGCAAGGAATACAGGCATTTTTTGAACATAATTCTTCCACGTACAGAGTGTGCGATTCAATTGCGTTTAACTTCAACGAGCACCGGTTAGAGCACATGAAAACGTTAGCAAAAGAACAAAATTTTGATTGTTTTCAGCTAACAAAATCCACAAAATTTGGTAGTAAATACCCCGGTGCGTATGGCACTGAAGATTTGCTAGAACCTGCAGACCCTACATTAGTAGCGTCTGCACACAGGTATGAACGTGTGGTAACAGCCTTGACTTTTAAGGTTAGGCCGGGACAGGAACTTCGAATTGAATTTCAAAAACGAGCAACACAATTAGGCAACTACTCTGGCATCTGCATGATAGGCAACAAAGGCGTGTTTTTAAACAGTCGGGGAGAATTTTATCCTTGCTGTTGGACAGCCAATCGATACGAACACAACACAAACTGGCATCAACTAGCAAAATCTAAATTCAATCTCAACACCAAAACGTTCGATGAAATAATACAAGATCCATTCTGGAGCACAGATTTTCTGCGCTTTGACAGTTTAGAATGTCAGACTAAATGTACACCCGCACGTTTGTCTGATGTTGATCACACAACAGAATGGTAAATTTTACCCCACAGGCAACTACACTATAACTACAATGCAAAACAAAAACACACAGCATGTCATGGTACTTTCAAAACACTCCAGTGGAGACTTTACCCGAAGAATGTGTGGGCTTTGTTTATCTAATCACAAATAATCTATCTGGTCGCAAGTACATAGGCAAAAAACTAGCTAAGTTCTCAAAAACAACTTACAAAACTGTAAAACAAAAGAACGGCATCAAGAAGAAAAAGAAAATACGATCAAAAGTTGATTCAGACTGGCGAGAGTATTGGGGCTCAAGTCCTGAGCTAACAAAAGACATTGAACAATTAGGCACCAACAACTTCTCCAGAGAAATACTTTACTATTGCAAAAGCAAGTCAGAATGTAGTTACATTGAGGCTCGTGAACAATTTAATAGAAAAGTATTAGAGTCAACAGATTATTACAACGGCCACATACAAGTACGTGTGCATGGCAGTCACATTTTAAACAAAATTTAATTTCTAATAGACATTGTGTTGGGCGTCGTGGCTCAACTCCATTGAGGATATGTGAGATACCATATTCAGACTTGGGCGTCAAAGGATAAGCTAACTTAGGCTAAATGATTCGGGCTCTGTGAAAAAGATACACCCCGTCCGCAAGTGATTTCGCTAGTATGGGATCAACTGCGCTCCGTTGTGAGTCAAGGCTGGGATAAGAGGTACCGCACAACCGCCTCTGCTGTCTTTGTAACAAGTACAATTCAACTCACAGTTGTACTTCTAAGAAAGACAAATTCTCTAATACTAGATGACTGTTCGAACTCGGATGATGTCAGATCTTGCCCGGCAACGGGCAAGTATGACCAAAGAATCTAGATGATACTGAAGTCAAGAAACAGTTCGAGCGTAAGCGAAGAACAGATGTACGAAGTACATCTTTAATAGATAACTGGTACTGTATGAATGTTATCTTCCAATAACACATGTAGCTCTTGTGTGTTACGTGGAAACTTTGATAATCCCCACGTTTTTAAATTGAGATTATGTTTGTAAATCAAGCAATGCTGTATGATTGCTTCTTGCAACAATCCCAGTTCTCCCATATCATAATACCATCCATTGATTGTGGCTGTGATTATGTGATCAAGTTCTCGATAAAACTTGATGCTTTGTAGATGTATCTTCTGCCATTGGCGTGCTATTGGTTGCCAATCACGGTACCGTTGATTGTCAACGGTTAACGCAAGCTTGTGCATGATTTCTAGTGTTATTGCATCTGTGTTAACCCAGTAATCCTGGCTGTTGACACGCTGATGTGGTGCAGAAAATCCAACGTCTCGGTCCAGCAAAAAATTATCCATATCAAAGGGTCTAAAATCCAAGGCAATTCGTTCACGCTGGTCCCAAATTTCAGTTAGCCCATGATTAAGCCACATTGATTGACTTTCACTAAAAAAAGCATTTTGAAATTCCTGTTGTTGTTCATCTGGAGTTGCAGTTAATCCATTGTTGAACAATCGGTTGTCGTTGCGATAGCGCCAGTGATACGTCATTGCAGTTTCGTCTGGCTGTACATAGACCACGTCAATGTTGTTGTTGAGACAGTGTTGTATCATGTCAACAAAGTCCTGCTTGATTAGGGCTTGTGCTTGTGCTAACTTTCCTGGGTTACTGATTTCGTTAAAACTGTTGGCCCCGACTCTTTTAGATGCAATCCGCATGCTCATGGGAGTTGCGTAAAACGAAAACAATCTATCACTTGTATGTTCTTTTTGCTGTTCTAGTTCTATGGTCATAGCAAAAATACAAGTGATATCCAGCCCATTGGGATGATTCTTGGCATGCCCGTGAGCATTTATCTTGCCTAGGGGCAAGTGTGTTAGTGGTCTCCACTGCTGTTGCTCAACGTGATAATACTGCTCTTGACCTGAGAGAAAATGCAAACTCCAGTCTAAAAATGTGCATCCAACTGGGGTTGAGCTAGTTACACAAATTGTACGGGTCATACAAACGTATCGGGCCAATCACGGAACAATGCATGTTGAATTGTTCCTGACACAAATTGATTGAATGATTTGTGCTTGACTTCTAGTTCCCCTGCTAGTGGGGCAACACGTTTAAATGCCTCGTCCATTTGTGCCATGTCTCGGAACTCCATGAGTATCATCCATTCAGGCATGTCAGCAATTGATCTAAATCCCATCTTACATCTAGTGATGCGATAGTCCATGAGTTTGCCTTCTGATTTCAAATGATCAAAAAAACTCTTCATGCCGTTAACCCAGTCTAAGTCGGTGATGTCGCCTTCTTTGTCTGCCCAAATTGTGTAAATGTCTGCCATGTTATAGTGGTCCTAGTATTTCAAAACCTTCAAGGTCCTGTTTGTACAAGTGCGCTTGATCCAAGTACAAGTACTCAAACCCACGCTCTCTGTAGATTGCACATTCTGTTTGTAAACTTGTAATACCTAACCGTAGTTTAGGTTTACGATAGTTCCAAGCAAATTGTGCGGCTAATAAATTCTTGTTGTCGTAGCGTTTTATCATTGAAAACGCTGCCAGTGCACCATTATCTCGATATCCTATTAGGTCTACACCTGGTTCTGTGAATTGGCTATCAAACAACGGCATCACACTGACAAAGTGTTTGTATGTACAGTAGGTTCTGTAGATGTCTTGTAGTTCTGCAATGTTAGGCTCGGTGATATAAAACCAATCTACCATTGGTTGATATGTTGTTTTTTCTAAATTGATTCTGGCAAATTGATAAGTCATACTCGCGGATCCTGTCTATGCTGAAACAATGCTGTGAGATAATCTTCTGGCCATGAATCATAAAATCCTTTTTGCGCCATGAGCTTTGCTTTGGCGTCAAGATCACTTAGACTTTGCACCAGTGCTAGTGCATAGGTGCCTTGATTCATGCAAATACCGTTGACTATTTCTACATCATCGGGGTGATCCTCTAATGTCAGCAAGTTGGCTGCTAACAAAAAGTCTTGGTTGGCATGATCTAAACTGGCAGCAAACAAGTCATGTGGCCATTCCACAGGGTCGTATGCATACACAATAACTTCTTTGTTGGTCATGCCCCAACGTGCTCGATTTTTAAGATCAAAGTAAGGATCACTGCCGATGAAAACTTCGTAACTTTGTTTTAATCGCGCCGATCGTGCATACGGACAGGGGGGAAAACCGCCCAGGGCAGGGTGAGGAACTTCCACAAAGTTCACAATCCATGATTCAATATCTTGTTTGACTTTTTCTATGTTCATTAGAAAAATGCTAATCCTGTTTTCTTTGTGGTATCTAAATTTTCTTTTATTATGGTACCAATTAAGTCACGCTCAGATTGACTCAAGTTCATGATTTCTTCAAATGATATTCCGCCTCGCATGTACCAACACATCTTGAGAGCTTCTGTTTTGATAGAAGCAGCCTCCTTTTCCATGCGCTCGATTTGCAATGCAATTTTTTCCGAGTCAAGAATTAGGAGGCGACTTCGAAAAAATTTGACATATCCAGTGTAAATGCCTGTTTGTATTCATGGTTGCAATTGCCGCATTGAACACCAAGGGGTTGTAGCTCGCCTTGTTGTTTACTTGCTACAATGTAGTCTCGTATTTTGGCAAAGGTGGCACGATCGCTTTCGCTTAACCATTCGGCGATGTAAGCAGGATCAATTACCTGTGCCTGCGGCGTTCGAATCATGGCAATATTTTGTGCCAGAGCCTGTGTGGTTATATCAGTAATTTTCTTTAAGACCTCACCTAGTTGTTGTCTTTTAGCAGTTTCGTCAGTTTCGGCAGCTTCTAGCATTTGCAACATTTTTTGTTCTTGAAACTGCGTCATGCTGTTCTCGTTCATTTGCTGATATGTCATGGGTTTGAAATAAATTTCTAAATCACCAATAGTCATGGTCTTGTTATAGTCTGGTGCAGATATCTGATCCATCACCACACGCAGATCGACCCCGTAGTCGGCCTCTGTGTTGCAAGCAGGACAGGCAGTTGAAATATCTAATTCGTGTCCGTATGTGGCAATGCGTATGGCCACTAGCACGGTATCTATATCTAAACTGGGCATAGCCCATGCAGACTTAATGTTGGGCACACAGCTTTCAATTACACTGATCACAGCAGAGCCGTTGAATAACGCATCTGGTGTGCGATATGTAATTTCGTCCAATGTAGTCATGGGCAAAACTGGTAATTCACCGTTGGGCGGCATGTCTAATGTGCCTTGTGGGTAAAACTTACCTTGGCTGGGCAACCGAATATAAATTCCTGGTTGTCGAAAATATTTCTTTAGGGGGTTTGAATCCATGTGATTCCTTTTCGGTAAATATGGTGTTAGCAATATTTATAGGCGTATATTACCATGGCAGATCAATTTGATATTGACAATCTAGTTCGACAGTTGCAAGAGTTAGTTCCGACGTTGAAGAGTCTGACTTCTACTCCATCAACTAAACCTAGCACCGATAACGGTACTGATAAAATAGTCATGGCGATAGCAAAATTGTCAGCTAAGTTAGATGCAAATACCAACAGCAAAACTAAAGAAAATCTAGAAATTGCTAAGTTTACCAAAGAGATTGATGACGCTACTGAATCAACCAAAAAACTAACTGAACAACAAGAAGCTGCAACCAAACAACAGGAAGATGCAGCAAAAGAAAAAAAGAAACAAGATGATGAGCTAGCCGACTCACAAAAACGTGCAGCCATGAGTGCAGATGAACTGGCAAAGTACAACAAAGAATTAGCCGCCTCAGAAAAGTTCAATGACCAAGTAACTACAGCAATCAAGCGTAGGGAAAGTTCATTCAAGCAAAAAGAAATAAAATCTGCAGGTGAGCTCATTAATGAGTATGGTCGCGGTGTAACTGGTACAGCGGCACTGAGAGAGAAATTTGACAACCTTGGCGGCACCAGTGTGGCAGCCAACATGGGATTTAGATTACTGGGTACAAGTGCTGAACTTCTTGCCAAGAGTTTTGGAGAATACAGCAAGGCTATCTATCAAGGCAAACAAGGAGCCGCAGTTGCTGCCAAGTCGGTTAATACATTTGCACAAGGCCTGGGCACAGCGGCACAAGTAATAGGTGGTATTGTTGCACTTATTCCTGGATTTCAGTTATTGGGAATTGGCGCATTTGCAGCCGGGACAGGACTCAAAGCTGTAGGGGACTATGCCGAAGCAGCCGCGGAAATGAGCGACCGCTTGTTTAGCACCTATCAAGATTTATCTAAAGTTGGCGCCAGCTCTGCTGATGGCATGCGAGGCCTAGGCGAATCTGCTGTTCGCTTGGGATACGGACTTGATGAAGTAGGACTCAAAGCATTTTCGGACTTGATATCTAAATCTTCAACTGATCTGGCATTGTTGTCGGGTACAGTGATGCAAGGCCGAAAAGATTTTGCAACGTTTGGCGAAGACATAACTCGTGGCCCCATTGGACGCAACCTAATGAACATGGGCATGAAAGTTGAGGACATCAACGAAGGCTTAGTATCATACCTTGGTTTGCAAGCCCGTGTGGGACAAACACAAAACAAAACACAGGCACAATTACAAATAGGGGCGGCCGCCTATCTCAAAGAGATGGATGGCTTGACCAAGCTGACTGGTATACAACGTTCAGAAATGGAACAGTCTATCAACAAGGCTCGGTCTGTTGAACAATTCCGTGCCAAAACTGAAGCCATGCGAGCATCGGGTGATTCGCGACAAATTGCTGCCGCTGATGAAATGGAACGCTATTATGCTATATTAGCCAAACAAGCACCAGAGCTAGCACAAGGATATGCTGAATCAGCATCAGGACTGCTCACTAGTCCAGCGGGTGTTAAGTTCTTCCAGACAATTGGCAGCGCAACTGGCGTAGTAGAAGGTCTATCCAGCGGAGTAATGAACGCAACACAGGCCTACGATGCATCAAACAAAGCAGGTAAAGAATTTGCCACAAGATTTAACAATCTAGGCCAGGCTGGCGCAGTGGCAACATCAGGATTTGGTAATTTCGTTGAAGCCGCAAATCTTGGCGCTAGAGCCAATCAAGACTTGGCCAAGAGCGCCAAGGAGATTGAAGAAGCACAAAAAGGACAAAAGGCCGGTGCTGATGGTGTAGTAGGTGCACAGGTTGACCTGCGCCGTGAGCAAATGAACACCAGAGACAACTTGCAAAAACTAGTTGAGCTCGGAGTTAAACCCACAACCAAAGCTATGAAAGGCTTTGCGGAGTTTGTTGAAAGCATAACAGGAATTCCGAAAAAAGTAACTGACAATGCGGCGCCTGCAGGTGTGCCAATGTCAACTGGGGGCTTGGTACCAGGTACTGCACAACCCACTGCCACAGGCGCAGGTGCTGTGCCGTCTGCTACCACTGGCGGCGGAGCCGCAGTTGGTAACCCCAATTTGACAAGACAAGCAGATCGAGCACGTCAATCATCATTGGCTGATAAAATTATTCATGCTGAAAGTCGAGGCCAAAATATTGGTAACATCGGCGGCACATCAAGCGCATTTGGTATAGCACAGTTTACCAAAGGCACATTTGAAGGATTGGCCAGTAAAGCTGGCCCAACGAACCCATTATACGGCAAAACATTTGAAGATTACAAAGTAGACACAACTCTACAACGTGAAGCACTGCGCCAACTTATGGATCAGAACAGGCAATTTTTGGCTCAAAAAGGTCTGCCCACCAGTGATCCTGCTATCTATCTAGCGCACTTCTTGGGCGCAACTGGTGCTAGTCGATTGTTGTCCATGCCCGAAGATGCACCTATTTCTTCAGCAGTAAGCGAAGCCGCAATGACTGCCAACCCCAATGTGTTTAAACATATTGAAACAGTGGGTGATTTAAAAGGGTGGGCTAGTCAGAAAATGGGTGGTGTGGGATATGCGGCCCTGGGCGGTATAGTTCCTGCACGTCAAGGCGGAACCAAAATTATTGCTGGTGAAGCTGGAAGAAATGAAGCATTTGTTCCGCTACCTGATGGTAAAACAATACCAGTGACGCTTAGTTCTTCAGACTCACTTGCTAGGGAAGTTTCGGGTCTTGCTAAAATAATTAAACAAGTTAGTTTCACTAGTTCTTCAAACACACGTACTAGGGAAGATTTAGGTCTTATTAAAGAACAAGTTAGTGCTGTTAATTCTTCAGACGCACTTGCTAGAGAAGTCTCGGGTCTTGCTAAAATAATTGACCAAGTTAGTTTCACTAGTTCTTCAGACTCACTTGCTAGAGAAGTCTCGGGTCTTGCTAAAACAATTGACCAAGTTAGTTTCACTAGTTCTTCAGACTCACTTGCTAGAGAAGTCTCGGGTCTTGCTAAAATAATTGAACGAGTTAGTGCTGTTAATTTTGCAGAAGTATTAAGTAAAACAGATTCTGAGTTAACCAAACTTGTTGAGCAACTTAAAACTGAAGTTGTTCCACAAGATAACAAACCTGATATTGTACAAGCTATACGTACTGCCATACTAGACCTTAACAGTCGCCCAACATCTGACAACACCACAAGTGATCCGCAAATGTTAGCATTGCTGACAGATTTGGTCAACCTGCAAAGATCTAACAACAGCACAACATCTCGATTGTTACAAGTATCAACTGCATAACATAAGTATAAAACTATGGCATGGAAAAAATATTTTAAAGTTGCAAACACCGGCGGCCAACTGAGCCCACTTTCTGGCCGTGATTCAGATGGTATGCCGGGTTACAGTCGAAACGATGGCCGTGCAAGTGCTAATGCACATGCTGATATTGTGTATCGTAACTATGCCAGCAGATTACCAGAAGTTTATACTGGCCACCCCAATCGTGTTGAACGGTACAATCAGTATGAACAAATGGACATGGACAGTGAAATCAATGCATGTCTGGATATATTGGCTGAATTCAGCACACAGATGCGCAATGACGAAAACGTGCCATTTCAGGTCAAGTATAATGAAACACCCACTGATAACGAAGTTCGCATTATCAAACAACAGTTACAGCAATGGACAAAACTTAATAAATTAGATCAACGTATTTTTCGTATTTTCCGCAATACCATCAAGTACGGAGATCAGGTGTTTGTGCGTGATCCCGAAACATTTGAAATGTACTGGGTCGACATGACCAAGGTAGCTAGAGTTATTGTAAATGAAAGCGAAGGCAAGCGTCCTGAGCAGTATGTTATCCGTGACATCAATCCCAATTTTCAGAATTTAACCATGGCGGCCAAGACTACTACGGATTTTCAATCAAATCCGGCTAGTGCAGGATGGGTGGCTCCAAACAACTACACAGCTCCAAATGCCGGCGCAGGCGGTGCAGGCGCAGGCCAAAGTCGGTTTGCTGCCGCCATGAATGAATCTGTTCTGGATGCAAAACATGTGATTCACCTGAGTTTAACTGAGGGGTTAGACTACTACTGGCCGTTTGGCAATAGTATATTAGAGACTATTTTCAAGGTATTCAAGCAAAAAGAACTGCTAGAAGATGCAGTGCTAATCTATCGTGTGGCACGTGCCCCTGAACGTAGAGTGTTTAAAATTGACGTGGGCAACATGCCAAGCCACATGGCCATGCAGTTTGTTGAACGTGTTAAAAATGAAATCCATCAACGTAGGATACCCAGCAACACTGGCGGCGGACAGAATATCATGGATTCCAGTTACAATCCACTCAGCATCAACGAAGATTACTTTTTTCCACAAACAGCAGATGGCCGAGGCAGTAGTGTTGACACACTAGCAGGCGGCTCAAATCTGGGAGAAATTGACGATTTAAAGTATTTCAACAACAAAATGTGCCGTGGTCTGCGGGTGCCCAGTAGCTACCTGCCCACTGGACCAGATGACAGTGATCGACCCATGAACGATGGTCGTGTTGGCACTGCACTCATACAAGAATATCGCTTTAACCAGTATTGCGAGCGTTTACAGCGGTTGATCATGCAAAAGCTTGATGACGAATTCAAGATGTTCATGAGATGGCGCGGTTTCAATATTGACAGCAGTTTGTTTGATATTACGTTTAACGAACCACAAAACTTTGCCAGCTATCGAGAAGCTGAATTAGACAAAGATCGTGTTAGCACATTCACTAGTTTGGAACAAGTACCTTACCTGAGCAAGCGTTTCTTGCTTAAACGTTATCTAGGATTAACAGAAGATGAGATTCGTGAGAATGAAGAGCTATGGGATGAAGAACGTGCAGATGCAAAACCGCCAGATGCTCAAGGTTCAGACTTGCGTGGAGTAGGTATTACGCCAGCCGATCTTGAAAGTGACATTACCACCGGTGAAGACATGGCCAACATAGGTGGCGCAACAGCCGGCATGGGCGCACCTGGACAAATGGCTCCTGGAGCTCAACCAGCCGCAGGCGCGGCTGCACCACCAGCCGCAGGCGCTGCCCCAACTGTATAAATAACAGTATGATTTTGTTTGAACTATACCAACGGGAAAAGTCTGCGTACCAAGATTTGTCGCAAGATAATAGCCAACCACGCCTTGGTGACTTGCGCAAAACAAAACTTACTCTCAAGCAAATAAACAAGATGAGACAACTAAATGATGTTCGTCAAGTTGAATTTAAAGAACGATTAGAACGAGTGCAACGTCAATATGCACCTCCAGCCCAGCCAATGGCTTGATTTTGACAAAAACTGTCAAAAAAACGTAAAAATCCTCCATAATACACATGTTTATTTGCATTATCTGTAAATAGACTATACAGAGCCATTTACATTGGAGGGACTCATGAACAAATTTGAACAATTGATCGAATACGTGATCAACGATGAAGAAGCAAAAGCTAAAGAACTATTCCACGAAATAGTAGTGGAAAAAAGTCGCGCCATTTATGAAACAATGATGGAAGAGGATGACGAAGAATCAATTGATGAATCTGCCGACGAGGGAGAAGAATCAATCGAAGAAGGCATGCTGGGCGGTGATCAGTCTGATGATTTGATTGACGACGTAGAAGCCGAAGAACAAGGAATGTCAGAAGAAGAGTCTGATGTTGAGTTTGATGATGGCGCAGAAGAAGCCGGCGCTGACCTAACACATGACATGGAAGATGAACACGATGAAGGCGGTCTAGAAGACCGTGTTGTTGATCTAGAAGACAAGCTAGATGAATTGATGGCTGAATTCGAAGACCTAATGGGCGGCGAAGATCAGGGCAACATGCCCGGCGAAGATGAAGTATCTGGTGACGAATTTGGTGACGACATGACTGGTGCAGAAGTTGCAGACGATGAGTTTGAAACTGAAAGCATGTTCAACGAAAACATCACTTTGAAAACAGTTTCTGCACCTAGCAACCCAGGCGTTTCTAGTAAAAGCCCAGTTGCTGCCAATAGCGGTGCACGTGGTGCAATGGCCAAGCCAGTGCATGCCACAGGCGACGGTGGTAATGGACGTCCAGCCCCAACTACAAAAGAATTGATCGGTAAAGTGCAAAACACTCCCGCTCAAGGCAGTGTAAAGTTAAGCCCAGCTACCAAGCCACACTTGGCACAAGCTACCGGCGTTAACACTAAGTCTGTTACACACTAAGGACTACAGGTAAATGGCTCTTTACCTTAGAGAAAATCTTACCTTCAACCAGGCCGGCATGATTGTCGAGGGTTCTGGTGAAGGTAAGGACCTCTTTATGAAGGGCATCTGCATTCAAGGCGGTGTCAAAAACGCCAACGAACGTGTGTACCCTGTGAATGAAATTGAACGTGCAGTGGCCACACTAAACGAACAAATTATAGAAGGTTATTCAGTTATGGGTGAAGTAGATCACCCGGATGATCTTAAAATTAACCTAGATCGAGTGAGCCACCTCATTATCAACATGTGGATGGACGGTCCCAATGGTTATGGTAAGTTAAAGATTCTACCCACCCCTATGGGCCAACTGGTTAAGACTATGTTGGAATCGGGTGTGAAACTAGGAGTTTCAAGTCGTGGTTCCGGGAACGTGAACGACGCTAATGGACACGTCAGTGATTTTGAAATAGTCACTGTCGACATTGTTGCCCAACCCAGTGCACCCAATGCATATCCCAAGGCTATCTACGAAGGTTTGATGAACATGAAAAATGGTCACAAGGTTTTTGAGATGGCACGAGACGCTGGTAAAGACAACAAAGTACAGAGATATTTGAAGAGTGAAGTAATGAAGCTCATCAAAGATCTCAAAATCTAAGGAGAACCAGGCATGTTTGATGCTATTAAACCCCTGCTCGACTCTGGACTAATCAACGAAGATGTTAGCCGTGAACTCAACGAAGCGTGGGAATCAAAGCTAAACGAGGCTCGTGAGCAAGTCCGTGCAGAACTCCGCGAAGAGTTTGCACAACGATACGAGCATGACAAATCAACAATGGTGGAAGCCCTAGATCGCATGGTAACAGAAGGTCTCACTGCTGAGATTCAACAAGTAACTGCTGAAAAGCAATCACTTGCTGAAGATCGCGTTAAGTTCCAAGCCAAGATGAAAGAATCATCTACAAAATTTAATGACTTTATGGTTACTAAATTGGCTGAAGAAATTGGCGAACTGCGTAAAGACCGCAAGCAACACAATGAAAGTCTCTCTAAATTAGAGGAATTTGTTGTGCGAGCACTTGCGGAAGAGATCCAGGAATTTGCTCAAGACAAGCGTGACTTAGTGGAAACTAAAGTTCGTTTGGTAAGCGAAGCCCGAAATAAACTAGAGAATCTCAAAGCACGTTTTGTTAAAGAAAGTGCTGAGAGAATGAACAAGGCTGTTACCGGCCATCTCAAGCAAGAACTCACTCAGCTTAAAGAAGACATTCAAGTTGCTCGCGAGAACAACTTTGGACGTAAGATTTTTGAAGCTTATGCCGCTGAATTCAACCACACACACCTAAGTGAAAACAAAGTTGTGCGTGAATTGAAACAAGCACTAGCTAGTAAAGATCAGAAACTAAGTGAAGCCACCAAGATCGTCCAGAGGGCCAAAACCCTTGTGGAGTCTAAAGATCAAGAAATCCGTCGTATACAAGAATCCAATGAACGCAGTGCGGTCATGGAAGAATTGCTATCTCCATTAAACAGAGAAAAGCAAGTTGTTATGAAAGATCTCTTAGAGAGCGTACAGACGTCTCGTCTGAAAAACGCATACGAGAAGTATCTACCAGCTGTACTCGCAGCCGCCTCACCAAAAGCCCGCAAGGCAATTAGTGAAAGCGTAAGTGTTGTAACTGGTGATAAAACCGTGCCAGCCGCGCAAGAAGAAGATCGCAGTAATGTGATTGACATCAAACGCCTGGCTGGTCTATAAAATATAGTAACAGAGGAGACTTAAATGTCACAAGAACTATTAGAAAGCCGTTGGGACGAGACCAAAGAAGCCCTTATGGAAGGCCTTAAGGGCAACCGTCGCAACTCAATGAGTGTTATTTTAGAAAACACTCGCAAGTACTTGAAAGAGAACGCATCTGCTGGCTCTACAGTATCTGGTAACATTGCTACATTGAACCGCGTGATTCTTCCCGTGATTCGACGTGTGATGCCCACAGTTATTGCTAACGAAATTGTTGGTGTTCAGCCAATGACTGGCCCAGTTGGTCAGATTCACACTCTACGTGTGCGTTATGCATCAACAATGACTGACCAAACAGCAGCCGCTACTAGCGTAGTTGCTGGTGAAGAAGCATTGTCACCATTCAAGATCGCTGTTGCATACTCTGCAGGCGCTCGTGGTGCTGACAACATTGCCACAACACAAACTGCCGCTCAAGGTTATGCTGGTAGCCCAACAGCTACCATGGAAGGTAACGGCGGTCGTCAGATCTCTGTTCAAATCTTGAAGCAAGCTGTTGAAGCTAAAACACGTAAGTTGCAAGCTCGTTGGACATTTGAAGCTGCTCAAGACGCACAAGCTATGCATGGTATTGACGTAGAAGCCGAAATCATGGCAGCATTGGCTCAAGAGATCACAGCTGAGATTGACCAAGAGATTCTCTTGAGCTTGCGATCACTGGCTCAGACTGAGTTCACATACAACCAAGCTACCGTTTCTGGTACAGCTACATTTGTTGGTGACGAACATGCCGCTTTGGCAGTTCTAGTTAACCGTGTTGCTAACTTGATCGCCCAACGTACACGTCGTGGCGCAGGTAACTGGGCTGTTGTTTCTCCTGCTAGCTTGACAGTGTTGCAATCTGCAACTACTAGTGCTTTTGCTCGCACAACAGAAGGTACTTTTGAAGCACCTACAAACACCAAGTTCGTTGGTACATTGAACGGCGCTATGCGTGTGTTCGTTGACTCTTATGCATCTGACTCAACACCTGTGTTGGTTGGTTACAAAGGTTCTTCAGAAGCTGACGCAGCCGCATTCTACTGCCCATACATTCCTTTGATGAGCAGTGGTGTTGTTCTGGATCCATCAACATTCGAACCAGTCGTGTCATTCATGACACGTTATGGCTACATCGAATTGACAAACACTGCATCATCTTTCGGTAATGCGGGCGATTATGTAGGGGAAATTGCCGTGAGCAATTTGTCTTTCTCTTAATCAGAGATTGCACTCAAAACAAAAACCCGCTTTGGCGGGTTTTTTGTTGGCATAATTTTTTACTGTAGTTTCGGTAAATATTGAAAAGGGCCAAGCTATATGACCATTATAAAAAAACCTGCCGCTGTTGATTCTCCGTATCCCGGAACGCCAACCAACAGCACAGTCACTAATACTACAAAAACTTCGGCAGTGACATCTACTGCTGATTTTGTTCCTGCTACCCCTACCGGTGGCAGCGCACTCATTAGCGAAGTTGATACAAATACTTCAATCTATGCCACTGGTGTTGCTGGTGTTAATAGTCTAGTGGATCGAGGCGTTGCATTTAGGGGCGCAAACGTATACCTTACCCTAGAAGAACAAACGTATGTCACAAACAATGTCATATCTACTGCTGTGCCTGGAAATGGTACGCCTGGCGGATCAAATAACCAGGTACAATTTAATCTTGATGGCAACTTTGCTGGAGATGCACGACTGAGTTATTATCCACAAACTCATGAATTAGTAATTGATGGAAATGTGTATGCAAATTATGTTTATGGTAACGGCAGCCAGTTAACTGGTATTGTAGCAACAACAACATATAACGACTCAAATGTTGTAGCCTTGCTGGCAGATTTTGGTAGTAATACAATTGCAACCACAGGCAATGTCACAGCTGGTGATGTTACTGCTGGATACTTTTTAGGCGATGGTAGCCAACTAACCAACATACCTGCCGCTGGAACCTCTGGAGACATACAAGTAAACTGGCTGGGTAGTTTTAGTAATCAAGGTGGTACTCCGGGTGATACCTATAGCACACTACAGTTTGACAGCAATGGCATGCCCACCTTGGATGGTACTGACGCATATCAACAACGTGTTGACTACTCACCTTACCTACAGGTTCTCGCTCCCAGAGTAGAAAGTACAGACTTTGGCATTGTTGCAGGACCTGCTATACAAATAACTGGATATGCAGACAATGTTTTTTATAATACGCCACGTAGTGCTTACCTGTCAGTTCAGGACCAAGCAAATGCAACCCAACAATGGGACTTTGGTATCCTGGGCAATGGCAGCAACGCCTTCAGTATCCGGAACAGAACAGCAAGTACCATTCCTTTGGTGATCAGCACAGATGGCACTGTCACTGCATCCACTATCATTACCAATGACATCAGCAGTGATGACAGTTCGTTTGTGACCATCCAAGACGGACTCAATGTGATCGGGGACATAGAGACTCAAGGCAACGTCACTGCGGATTATTTCATTGGTGATGGTAGTCAACTGACTGGATTACCTGCCAGTTACAGTAACTCGAATGTCACAACATTGTTGAGTAATCTAGGTAGCAATGTGATCAGTGGAACAGGCAATATCACAACCACTGCCAATGTTTCGGGTGCTTACATCAAAGGCAACGGCAGTGAATTGACCAGTTTGCCGGCTCCCACAGTCACACAAGACATCACCTCCAACGGTGCCATGAGCATAATGACTTATGATGGCGTCATAAAGTATGTAAACTATGCTACTGTTGAGCCCTCCTCTGGCAACATCACTGGTGGTAACATATTAACAAATGGTTTGATCTCAGCCACAGGCAACATCACCAGTGGCAACATTAGTACTGGCAAGATCACACTCACAAACGGTGCAGTGATTCGAGATACTGCTGGAGATGCAGTGGCATTTGGTGTCAACGCTGGCAACACCAATCAAGGCATCTATGGCGTGGCCATTGGTTTTGAGGCTGGTAACATCAGTCAAGGCAACTCGGCAGTGGCCATTGGCGAAAATGCTGGTTACAACACACAAGGCGACTCAGCAGTGGCTGTGGGTGATGGGGCTGGACGAGACACACAAGGCCAATACGCAGTGGCCGTGGGCTACGGGGCCGGCAACTCCAATCAAGCCAACAACTCAATCATATTGAACGCCACAGGTTCAGTACTGGAGCAAACCACTGCCAACACATTCACAGTGAAACCAGTAAGACAAGCCAATACAGCAAATGCAATGTATTATGACGCATCTACTGGTGAGATTACATATGATACTGCCGGTGGCGGCGGCAACACAGGCAATGTCACATTCAATAATGTCAACATAATCGGTGATGGTAACTTACGTTTACAGCCAGATCCTGCTAATGCTGACGCATACTTGGACATCTATCTGACCACAGGTCCAGATATTCACATTGCTGGCAACGGTGAAAGTGTCATTCTTGGTACTGATGATTATGCAAATGTCACTGTTAATGTTGATGGCAATGTATCTATACAGGCCAGCAACGGAACACCACAAGTTTGGACCTTTGCTACAGATGGCAGATTGATCAATCTAGAAGGGTTGACCTTAACAGCCGGCGGACAATTTAATATTTGTACCATACTCACTGGCGGCAGTGGATATGATACTGGAAGTGCTTTGAAGGCAACCACTGGCGGTTCAGGCACAGGAATGACTGTGGGCATAGGCTATGGATTGAGTAACCAATTAACAAATGCCGATGTAGTAGATCCAGGCACAGGATACGTCGATGGTGATGTTATTACTGTGTCTGGAGGCACCGGTGGCACATTTGTTATCACCCAATACAATGATCAGGCCAATCAAGGCAACAACAACTTTATTGAATCCAACTGGACCTTTGGTGCCGCCGGCAACCTGACCCTGCCTGGTAATATTATTGCAATAAACTATGCCAACGGTAACCGAGTAACCGGCAATATAACATTCAGAGACGAGATAGTGATAGGCACGGGCACCAGCAATCTCATCAGTGGATTGTATCTTGCACCAAGCAGTTCTAGTGCAGACGCCAATATGTATTTGCGAGTGCGTGGAAATATCCTGGACGAACCCACTCATATACATTTTGACACTGGCAATAATCAATACTACAATCAGTTTATTGGCGATGATCTCAAGTATATACAGTTGGCCAACACCGGCAACATTGTAATCAACGCTTCAGACTATGTGGGCAACACAGCACAGTGGATGTTTGGCACAACGGGTAATCTAACATTGCCAGGTAATACCTTTGCTGTCAATTATGCCAACGGTACACCGGTATCAATTGGTGGCGGCAGTGCCAACACCGGCAATGTGACCTTTAACGATCAAGCTGTTGTGGGCACTGGTGATCAAGTTGGCAGCAGTGGCCTGTACCTGGCTCCGGGCACAGAAAGCGTGGGCAATTTACAATATATTCGAGTGCGTGGTGGCGATGTTGCCACACACATACACCTTGACACT